ATCATGACCCACGGGAGTAGTGATGCTGTGACGGGCCGCTTGACAAGGTCGCTACTCTTCGCATATCCTAATGTCCGTAACTGCCTTGGGGTATAGGGGTCACTGCGTTCCTCCCTATCCCAGCCAAGGCCGACGGACATTGAATCTGCTACGTTACGCTAGCAAGTACCTGAGCAACAGAGAGTTAGGACACCACCGAGACAACTGTCACGTCCGTGTAACATGACACGGAAGAGTGGCAACCCGACACACCACCCCGACCCCCGGGGGTACCGATTAGGATTCCTATCTATCTATTGACTATCTATTGATGATAAAAAAAGGAGCCTCTCCCCTTTGATTTACAATCGTTTGCGAGCATGAAACCCACCCCCTACGGTAGGGGGGTACCAAAAAGCTTTGATATTGTAAATAGGGAACCCATATCGCAAAAAATTATGACCAGAAAAAAGTCACTTGATGATATACATAACTACCTAAAAGAGGATGATTATGAAAAAGCCATGGAATGTCTCCGCGATGGTATGGGAGCAACCCATATCGTACGTCAAAGTAAGGATAATGGTGAACGAGGGGTAGATTACAAAGAAGTAATTGACCACGGAACACGCCTAAGTTCGGCAAAACTGGTACTTGAGTACGGATTTGGTAAAGCAGCGACCCGAGCAGAGATAAATATCACCGATGACAGCCGCGTAATGGCTACTCCGACCGAAATTATGGCTAGATTAGCCAGTTCTGGCCAAAATTTGGCAGAAATCATCGATGTTTACTCTGAAGCAGTCAAAGAAAACCCAATTGAGATCGAAAATGATGGATGATTACGAGACTGAACCTTTAAAACAGCCGTACAATATCGATGACGTCAACCCACCGAGGATCTGGAGCGACGAAGAGTTGTTTGAACTAGCAATTCCTGAAATCAAGAAGTGGGAAGGATTCATTCCCCAGACCAAGATACCTACAAAAGGAGATAAATATACGATAGGCCACGGACATACAGGTAGATATGCTAAACCAGGAGCAACTATGACTGAAGAGGAGGCTGACAAGATCTTAAGAGAAGAAGACTACCCCAGCCACCTAAAAAGAATATCTGATATGGTGCCGGGATTCAACCAACTACCACTAGATGTAGCGGTACAGATGGCTCAGTCAGCTTTCAGGGGCGGGATAACTGGTAGTCCTGACACTGTTGAACTCATAAATGAAAGAGCGTTTGGTAAGGCATCTAAAGAGTTTCTAGATCATGACGAATACCGAAAAGCCAAAAGAACCGGCGTCCGCGCTGGTATTGTCCCTCGTATGGATAAAGTTAGCAACACCTTAAAAAGACACGCCATCCAACCTAAGCTGGGTATGATCACAGGCAAACCCTCATACAGAGAACTTTAATATGACAAAAGAAGAACCCCCCATCGATAAGTTTAAAAAAGAAATGCTTTCAGTATTTATCCGCTGGTGGGAAGAATCCGACCTAGACGATGAGGATATGACCGTCGCCACTATAGAGGTGTGTGAAGGGTTCTGCGAAGAAAGTGTCGAATTTGAATCTGACATAAACCTAGACGACGATGAGTAAGCTAAAACATTTTGCAAGAAGTGTGGTAAACCTACCACTAACACCGATAAATATGTATCGAAGGAGTAAAGTCCCTAGAAAATTAAAAGAAACGGCTTATGGGACAAACGCATCTATTAAATATCCGATCAACCCCAAATACTTAGAGCTCTGGAAGAACCCCAAGCACCATGCTTATGAGGTTGAATCTACATTTGATATGCGCCCACCAGCACCTCCAACACCGGTCGCACCTCCACCAGGAGATTACACACCCCACGCTTACAGTAAGAACTACAAACCAGGCATGAGTAGTCGCGGCACAGGACTCCATCCCTTAAAAAGATGAGCGGAGTATACGGAATATGATGGACGACCCACAACAACAGCTCCACGACCTGATCCGTATTGATCCAGAGGTCTGGTTCTCAACATTTGCAGTCATAAAAGACAAGCGGGGTAAGGATATTAAACCCGTAGCTAACACTTTACAAAAGCGCATGTTCGCGCACTACAGAAAATGCCAAATCGAAAAAGTTCCTTGCAAGATGGTGATTCTAAAACCCCGCCAAAAAGGGGCAAGCACATGCGCTCAAGCGCTGACTTACCACCACATGAGAAAGAACGAGAACCTGAGCGGGAGTCTGATGGGGGACATAGCGGGAACATCGGACAAGGTATTCGAGATTTATCGGAGATATGCAGACAACGACATATTCCCATGGGACGATACAGGAACAAACCTGGCGGACAATGGCAATCTCGCGGATGCGATCAAGCTAAACACCGGAAGCGTGTACGGAAAGGAAACGGCGGGAAGTAAAAACGCTGGTCGTTCGGGCACAATTCAGGTAGGAAACATGACAGAAACAGCTTTCTGGACTACAACGGGTAGGGGAGACCCTGCACTAGCGTATCTGCAATCACTGTATGACGGGGATAGCATATCGCTAGTTGTGGCGGACTCTACACCAAATGGTCCATCTGGATGGTTTTACAACACCTGGGTACAGGAGAATGAGTGGGCAAAGATATTTGCCGCATGGTTTGAGTTCGAAGACTCAAAAATACCATTTGAATCCGAAGAAGCACTCCAGGAGTTCAAAGACACCATGACCGATGACGAACATTCTGAGATTGAAAGGTTTAATCCAGGATGGGAACAGATGCATTGGAGGAGAAGAACTCTCCAGGATAAGTGTAATGGTGATTTAAGTAAGTTCAGACAGGAGTATCCATCAGATCCTGAGGAATGTTTCCTCATGTCATCTCGCCCAAGGTTCCATATTGATATCGTCAAGAAGATGGAGAACTACGCCAAAGAGGAGAAATCCGAAATTGGAACAGTTAATCTTCAAAACGAAGGCGAATCAGCGTCATTTAGGCCTGATACCCGTGGATTCTGCGAAATCTGGGACCATCCCCACGAAGACAATAAGTATGTGATCGCAGTCGATACGTGTACGGGCGAAGATCAACAGGAGCAGGGCTTAGCTGCAGACCCCGATTATCACAGTGTTCAAGTTTGGAGAGCAGGGTTTGAGGATGTGCAGGGGGTATATCACGTCTCTAGGTTAGTTGCCTTACATCACAGTAGGGTTGACATAGGATACTTGGCCGAAGAGATCCAAGCGTTGTCCTTATATTACGGAAAAGCGTTAGTGATCCCCGAAGTAAACAATAGTGGATTAGCTCTAGTAAGATATTTAATTGATTATGGCATCCCTTGTTACAGAAGACGCCGAATGAATGACTCCAGCGGAATGGTTGAAAAGAGCTTCGGTTGGTCAACAGATAAAATTACGCGTAAAACCGTAATAGATCACATGGCTGCCGAAATATTAGATGAGAATTTAGATATACCATCGACCGACGTTTTAAAAGAATTCAAAACTTTTGTGGTTAACGAGAAAGGAAAGCCTGAAGCAGCTCCTGGTCATCACGACGACCATGTTTTAGCAGCATCTATAGCCCTTTATAATATCACAGCAGCGACAAGATTTAAAGGATTCAAAAAGAAAAGGATTAGTAACGAGATGTTACGTAAAAATCCGAGCCTTATGTGTCCTGATGGATTCCTCAGGGTTCCACTAAACCAATTTGTTAAACAAAAGCAGACACGCACTAATTACAAGCGTTTGCAAGACATACATTCTTAACCTGAAATAAGCAACATTATGGTAATGACAAGAGAAGAGTTCGAAGCGGAATTTGAAAAAAAATCCCAAGGTGGAGGTAGCAAAAAAGGTGGTCTAAGTCATGGCGACATGAGAAGCTTAGCCAAAAGGCTGGTTAACGCTATGGACGGCTCAGGCACCGGGCACGATGAGATAGAGGCTGTTTTAGGTATACTTAACTCGCACACTGCGGGCAAATCCAGTAAGGCTAGAGATACTGTTTTTAAAAGAGTAGCGCAGGAATTTGAAGCCCACTCCGACGACAATCTCTCCCTTAGAGACGCTCTACTATCGGACTATTCAGAATTTTCTGACTGGAACATCGGAGGCACTGACCACGATGAAGACTCTATCTTAAAAGCATTTGGTTTTGCTGAAGACGCCCTTTGGGGCGACACATCCGAAAAATCGGACGCACAGTCAACAACTGAGGGTTTAAACGTTCCTAACATGGACCGTTATGGACCTGATGGAGATATGTCTTACGGTCGAGGCGAGCCAGAATTAGACCCATACGAGCAATACCTTGAAGACGAGGTCTTTAATAAGCCAGAATCAAAGGTCATAGACGCAGACGCAGAACCCACCCCTCCAGCCGAACCTGAATACCCAGAGGACGCAGACCAAATGCCAGACGATTCTGAGTTTGGTGTAGACACCCCACCTCCAGGCACCGCGGATCCAGGCAATGGATTACCACCTCGTGAAGAAGGATTTGAAGAATATTTAACTGAAGAAGAACCTACCCCAGACTCAGGCCATGGAACTTTCCCTGGAGACGGCGCCCCAGAAGGGCCTTCTCGTAAACCGCGTACATCTTCTTATGTAACGAAAAGTGGAGAGATTGTAACTGAAGATTTTAGAGATGTAGACTTCCCAGAAGAGCCTCCACCATTCCCTGAACCTCAGATTAACCCAAGGACTGGGCAGCCGGAGCAATCGATAGAAGCGCTCTATACTTGGCAAGCGCAAAACGCGAAGTATCAGCAGGACATGAAGCGAGAGGAGGCTGACCAAGCGTACAACACCGCTTTACAAGAAAGACACAACCAACTAAACCGAACAAACACAACAGGCAGAGGGGCGAATCTTGATCGCGAATATCTTCGAGATAAAGACGGAAACATCCAGGTCAACCCAAAGACTGGCAGACCTATGTTCGAGACCGATAGCACGCACACTTCCCGCGTAAACGCACAAAGAGAGCAGATTAGGCAAGCGGCAGCTAACAAAAAAGCATTAGCTGACTTCAACAATCCGCAACCTGACTATCGAAGAGCGGTGACCCCCAGCAACAAGAGAAATTTTGACATAAGCGACATGCCTTACGAAACGAGGATAGCGTATGAGCTAGCCAACTTAAAAGGAGCAGGCAAACTCATCGATCAAAGCCCCGAACCTAAATTCAAGCCTGCGGGCTATGGGCAAGAGCATTTAGCACACCAAAAAGGAATGCAACTATACGATCCGTTTGTACCTGGGCAAGCTCAGAAAGATCACAAAAGGTATATGCAAGCAAAAAGAGAGCTTGACGAGTGGAATGCTAAAACATCCGAGCAAATACTTGCAGAAGCAGACGCCGCTCAAGAAGAGAGAATGGCTGCGGATATAAGAGATAAGATGGGAGCAGGGGCAGGCTTAAAAACTAAAAAATTTACTGGGGGTATTGGATCTTCTGCGTTTGGAATCCTTCCAGACGCTAACAGGTCAGGCAGCTTCCACAAAGGCTGGACAGGTGCTCACGTACCAGAAGGCCCTGATGATGAAATGTGGTCCCCCGAAGGGATTGAGAATCTCGAAGGACAGATGGAAATTGCGGGTTTAATCGACGGCGCTGATGAGGCCGCTTGGGAACCGGAAATTCCAGCAGGGATTGATGAAAGCGAACTAGTAGATGAGCCTACAAGACTCCCTTCAGGCGAAATATTACCCCCACTGCCAGAAGACTTAATAAACCAACCCGACTCACATCAAGTAATCGATGCGCCGGACGGCACGCAGGACACAATTGACTCATACATGACCGACCCTAACAGATGGGAACGTAAGGATCAAATCCCGCCCCTAAGCAGCCAGATTAACTCTGCAGATAGATTGTTAGCAGAGATGGAAAGAGATCGTTTAATAAACCAACCTGACACACATCAAGTAATCGATGTGCCAGGAGCGCAAGAACCGGAACCTCCACAAAGTGGGTACGGAGACAGCGGAGGTTTTGGATTAGATACAATGGGATCTAGTCCCGACAATATGTATAACGGCCCATTAATGCCGTTTGATGCCTCAGGCCCAACAAACATTTATGATGGCCCTCTATATGAAGAGGAAGATGAGGAGCTACAAAACACTATTGACGCATATATGAACGGTGAAGGTTGGGGCAACAATTCGGACTACGACCCGTGGAACCCTGGACTAGGGTATTCCGAGTCTTTTTACGATCCTCAAGATCCCTGGAATAGTTATTAATCATGTGGGAAGACGAAGGCTTCGGCGGTAGTTCTTATGATCCGTGGAGTAGTTCCACTGATTTATGGGGCTCCCCCGCATCTAAACCTAGAGAAAAAGAAAAGCTAAGCACGGAGCAACCATCGCGTGTATTTTCTGACAATTCTCTAAATGACATCCTCAATAATTTTTATAAAGAAAAACAACGTCAAAAAAACACGACACCACCCTCGGCATTTCGTGAGGTAAAGGATGTAAGATTTCATGAAGCGGACTATTCAAATGTTGTAGAACAACCCCAAAGCAAACAAGCTTTTCGCCAATACAGAGAATGGGAGGAGACTGGAAAATTCCACTTTGACGAAGAGAAATTAGCTAAGGATAATTTCACAGCCTACTCGCAAGTAAAAGACAATTTTTACAAAGAGAAACTCGTACCCTTTTACGAAAAACTTTTCTTTACAGAACCCACAAATGAATTCACCGCTTTTGATGAGTTGGAGGAGTATTTTAAAGACCCCAACAACGATGCTACTGAGTGGGGGAATTATCGAGACGCATATCTTAGAGTTCGGGAGAATTACAAAAAAGCCGAAAACAATTATCTCGGGAAAAAAGACGCTAGTATTGATTTTAGAGACCGCAAGCAACAAGTTGATCCCGCTTTTCGAAGGGCCTACCAAGATTGGTCTACAAATACTAAATACGATAAGGGGACCCCAGTAACTTCGGAAGATAAGAAGAAGGCATTGTTTCTGGAAAATTGGGACATGGGTTTAACTGGGGACGAGAACGACCCTTTATTTAGCCTTAAAGGTTTACTAAAACAGAAGTACGACCCCAAAGCCACGCAAGACGATTTCATGGAATTGATGGAAGAGCACAAGCAAGCAGACTATTTGTCTGGAGCTGGCTTCCAAATACCACCCTCTAAGCTCGGTAAAGTGGGAGGTATTTCAAACAGGTTAAGACCTGACGAACGTAAGTTCTTGTTCCTTAAAAGGGCCAAACAAAACAACATCTCACATATGATGGTCGATGGGGTAAAAAAACCGATCGACGACATGTTCTTTGACTTCAAAAACTTTACCGATAAGGACGAGGCTAATCTCGAGCTAATGGATAAGTTTTTCAATGACTCAGCACTCCACAATAAAGCGGTCACTGAGTACTGGGCTAATGTGGCAGACATGAGTCCCGAAGAGCGAAAAGAGGCTCAATCGAAAAACAAACTATTGCTCGGGATTGTAAAACAAAGAGCTGTCGAACTAGAAGCCAACGGGTTAATCGACGAAGCTTACAATCGCTCGGAATCTCTCAATGAATTAGGCAGACTTTCGTCATGGACGAAGACAGGTACATTAGCGGCAAAGTCGGCTGATCTACTTCAAAACGCTATAGCTATGGGCGGAGACGTCCCTATGAGCACATGGCAGCAGCTGTCTGAAGTTACAGAAATGCAGCAAGATTTAGAAGAACACAAAGAGAAAGAAGGGTACTCAGCGCTTGCTGAAATACAAAAGCTTGAACAAGAAGAAGGGACTACTGGATGGATGGATACGATAGGCAGATGGTTAGGGAACCCGGAAGCTATTGTACAAACCGCTGTAGAATCGTTCTCATCTCTTGTACCCGCATATTTAAACACAGCTCCGGAGACTATAGGGTCATCAGCAGCCGCAGGAGCGTTAACAGGAACTATCCTACCTGGCGCTGGAACTGTGGCTGGAGCTGTTACTGGCTCTTCAATTGGAGCGAAGATAAATTACGGCATCGCATCAGGCTTTCTTGAAGCATCCTCTAAAGTTATAGAGGTGATGAATGATATGGGTATAGACACCACAGACCCAAATCAACTTGCGGGAGCGTGGGCCAACCCTACAGCAAGAGAGGAAATACGAGAGAAAGCATTAAAGAAGAGCGTCCCTATTGCGATTATGGACGGACTCAGCGCTGGACTTGCAGGTAAAACTGCTGCGATATTTAGACAACCAACGATTTTAAAAAAGCTCCCATCATCACTCCCAGGAGGAAAGAAATACTATAAGGGTTTAAGTGATAAAGCTAGTGATGAGTTAGGCGCATTAAAGAAGAAAAAAAGAAAGAGCGGGCTCAACAACAAAGAGACTGAAAGAGAGAAATTTTTAGACTCAAAAGTAAAAGGAATTGTCCCGACCGAATCGGCGTTCTCTAGAGCAGCAAGACTTTCTGACTCAAAAGTACACAGATACACAAAGATGCAGCGTGCTAAAAACGCAGGTCTTGAGATGGGGACACAAATGGCTTTTGGTGCTGGAGGGGAAGTTGCAGGACAATTATGGTCTAGAGACCCTGGCGACCCATTAGATAAAAACGCTGTAATGGGTGAGATCTTTGGTGAATTAGGTGGTATAGGTACTGTCACTTCAGCGCTAGAGATAGCAGGTAAAAGAGGCAATCCTCTGTCTAAGAAAGAGGAGATTGATATGCGTAGCTCCGGTTTCGTTAGCGATAAGGGGCAAGAGATAGATAACGCAGATGCGGAGATTCCTTATAAGGGGACAATGTATCAGGTTGACAGAGCTGGCTGGGTCCACCCTGCGCTTGAAGTTGAGACCGCCGGTGATGCTACAGGCTTCATCGCTGAAAAAGCTGGGATAGCCGCCACTATTGAAAACCCAGACCCTCAAAAAACAGACCCTATGGTAAACCCCCAGCTTCAAGTTATGGAGGAATATATCCAGGGAGTAATGAATTTAATGAAGGCGTCTCCGATGACGTCTGGTAAACTTAAAATAGCTATTACAGACAGGACTCCAGATGGAAATAAAGCTAAGGGATATACGCAAGTCGACCAGGAGTCTGGGGACACATACGTCTATTTAAACCCTCAAGCAGCTAAAGATCAGAATACTGATATTATGGGGGCTGCCATTCACGAATTTCCACACATATTAGGAAAAACAGTTTGGGGCGAAGCCCAAATCTTAAAGTGGTATTCTGAGTTAACTGGCCCACAACAAAGACAAACAGCAGCACATTATCTTTTTAAAGATGAAGTAGACAGCGCGGGCGTGTCAAAAGCACATATTGACTTTAATAAACCAGGAGCGTTAACAGAGGCAGAAGAGCAAGTTCTTGGTAACTACATGTCGTCAACTACACCAGAGGAAAGAGCCATGGAGTGGTTTTCTTTTGAGTACGCGCGAACACTTTTAGGGGGGATATATGACGAAGATAAGCAACACAGCGTCAGGATTAAAAAAGCAGATCCAGACTCTACAAGCCCTAATGAGGTAGACCAATATTTAGATATGCCAACCTCCCTCCCCACAGGTTTAAATAAAGACATATTAACTTTAGTAGATAGACATATTGCCCAACCTTATATGAAATATATAGGTTCTGGAGCTCGCAACCAATCTGCAAATATCGCGAACCCCACTATCGAAAACAGGATGGCTGGGCAGTATGTAGACGATAAAGGTAAACCCAGCCTCTCATCTAACGCAGCTCTTCGACCCGAGAAAATGGGCATCCCTGAGATGTACGCGATCATACTTGAACAGTCAGGATGGATGAAAACTCCAGACAACAAGCTTAAGTATGTAGGCCCAGACAAGGTTGTTAAAGGGCTTGAGGTAAATCGCTTTGGAGATCTGACTGAGTCTAGAAACAAACTACTTGATGAAGCTCAACATGTTAGACGGTTATCAAGAATTGTTGGGCTAACAGGTCCGGAAAGAGTTCAACTCCAACAAATGATTGGGGAGAAGGGTGAGGTCACTTTAGAGAGAACTAAAGAGAACCCCAAAGGATATGAGACTCAAGGCTTTGGGTCTCAGTCGAAGGCCGATACGGACGATTTAGTCGAGACTGAACTTTCTAAAATGGAGGCCCAGGAGCGTGAACGCCCATTTCAACCGGCCGACAGGACATTACAAAAAAGTTCGGACATTGGAACAACTGAAGAGGAGATCGGCGTACTTGAAGACGAGTATGCTGAAACTGAAGAAACATCTACCAGAACTACTCGAACACCTCTCAGGAAAAACGAAGAGTTGTCAAAAGCCCGTCAAGAAAGAATTTCAGGATCTCAAGAGCCGGGAGAAGGACAACTTCCAGTCGCCACTAAAGGGACTAGTTACAACAAGGGAGACAGCACAGAAGACTCTGTAATTACTGGAGAGAAAACGACTACATCCAAGGGGACTAAGCAAGTCACTAAAGGTGGGACAGTCTATCGCGACTCACAAGGCAGAGCATACACATTAGGCGAAAAGAAAGAACGCCCAAGACCTGGCTACGCAGGAGATGAAGACGATAAAGGACACCCAGCTGATCGCAGAAACTATTTAAGTACCTCTGAGATCGCCAAAATAAAGTTTAACCCTGGTAAAGAAACAGCCCAAAGATTGTTAGTTGGGGTAGATGAAAAACAAGATCCTATTGGAGAGGTCGATCAAGATATAATTGAAGAATCTTCAGAACGTGGAGGTGAAAGGCTCTTAAAGAGAATGGGCCTCCGCAATCTCGAGGAGATCCATACCGACATTAGTAAAATGTTGAAGGAGGGCACAAAGAGAGGTTTAGACAGAAAAGAAATATGGCAAACAGTGGGGTATAAAAGGCTTTTAGAAGAGCGCACTATAACAGCTAACGTGTTAAAAGAAGCTAAGTCTAAGGTAAAAAAAGATGTGTCTAAAGTCACGGACATCCCCAAAAATAAAAGCCCAAAAGCAAGCGCTGAAGAGTTAATAACTAGAATTGAAGAAAGGCGCACAGAGTTTAGAGACAAATTTGACGGAGCCACTCCCGAACAGAAGATTAAAGAGTTAAAGAAACTTCTTAAATCTAACGATAAGAAGTTCATGGAGTCTACTAAAGATATAGTTGATAAGCTAAAGAAGGAGAGAGGCCGCTTTACTGAAGAAGAGTTTTTAGGAGAGGTTGCGCGTTCGTTTGGTTTAGATGAAATGGCAGACACCTTTAAAACAGGTAGATCCAAACTAAATTTAAAGGCTGACCAGAAGTCCGTCACTGAAGCATACGCATTAGCTGAAGAGCTTGTTAAAAACGAAATCGAACTCCTTGATACAAAAAAACAGGAGTTATCACAAAACCTCAGAGATACAGAAGGCGAGATTAAGACGCAAACAAGCGAGTGGGGTGACGGACCAAAGTTGGCAGAGTTTTTCCAGGATAAAAAAGGAGCTGACGGAAAGGTCATCTTTAAAGATGGCAAGCCTGTAAAAGAGAAAAAGACAGTAGCGTCTCTGGACGATAAACAACTTAATCAACTGGTAGACACCATAAAGAAAGCCGCTAAAACAAAAGATTTTAAAACTTCGGCCGACATTAAATCGATTTTAAAAATTGAAAATAAAGAAGCAAAAGAAGTAATAGCTAACGCAATTTTAAATTTAAACAGTGTATTACCTGGTAAAGGTATTGATTATTTAAAAACTGGAAAGTCATTAGCGGGGACAGGTTTAAGCAATGACCAAATTAGGGTAGCGCAATATAGCGTTGAACAGTTTCAAAATTTAGCAAAAACAGGCGCAATACTTAGGGTGCAGACTCGACCCGAAAATACGAAAGCTTTAAAAGCTAGCAAAGATAAAGCCGCAGCACTAAAGACTAAAATCCAGAGATTAGATAATCTTGTTGATTCAATAGGTGTAGGTTCCGCAACACAGACCGCAGGTTGGAAAAATATACAACCTCAAGGAAAAGACATGTTTGGTTATTTCAAAAAAGTGTGGGACAGCAAAACCAAAACAAATATAGAGGTACCAATAACCTTAGGTGATTTAACAGGCACAAAGAAGATGGATGTTTATCGCAAAAATTATAAAGGGATTGAACAGAAAGTGCCCTGGACAAACCCGGCAAATGAGCTGAAAAAACATTTAGACAAAAATCTAGGACCAGAAGGAATGCGTAGCTGGGGGGACGAGATTATTGGAAACCCTGGGCAGACATATGGCGACTACGCCTTAGCTTTGTTGCATGCGGAAGCAGCCATACGTGAAGGAGAACCACAACGCACTGAACACGGCACTTTTGAAACACACTATTTTCAAGGCGACTCCACAAATATTGTAGGGGCTTTAGCTACTAGGATAAAAAGATTACGTGAAAACATACCTCAAGCTTTAGGTAGGCTTGATGCAGACGTTCAAGGTGAAGAGTTATCAGCAGCAAACAATGATTCTGCATTAATGAAGAGAAGGCTCGAAGCCGAACGGGCAGAGCGTTTAGAAGGCGCTGATCTAGAACACTACAATCGATGGCGCGATATGCAGAGCTACGACGGTGCGTGGGCTGAAGAGCTTAAGAAAGCGCAAGATATTAGAGACGAAGCGGTAGCCAAGCAGACTGAGAAATCAAGGCTTATAGATAGGCTCTTTAAAACTAAAGACAACGAACGAAACAGAATCCCAATAAGTCAGGCAATCGACACGGTTGAGAAGGTGCAAGATCGGACTATTGAGGAAGACGAACTTCTACAAGATTTAAAAGATTTTCGGGACAAAATTCCTAAAACGGACACAAAGACGGGTTTTGTAGAGTACCTTAAAGAAAATAGACTTACGATTGCACAAAGAAGAGAAGACAAGGACAAAGTTCAAAAACTTCCTCTTCACATAGCTGCTGAAGATAAGATCATTTTAAATATAGCAAATACAAAACTGTCGCAGGAGATGTTTGGGGTACCTTCCAGCACAGTCGGGCAGATGCACTATAATAGAGATCAAATTGACTACCAACTCAGCGTTGAAAAAGAGCTAGATGACCACATCGCAGACCTTCAACACCAAGTAGAAATTGGCGGATCTCCAATGAGGGCGGCAACGATAGGCCAGTTTTTTAAGAAAGATGAATTGTTTAAACACGGCAGCGAGTTTAGAAGAGCGACACAAGATTTCGTATTTTCAAGAAAAGACCACAATAAAATCCTCCTTAATTCAAACTCTAAAGTGGTCGACCGTTTAGAGTTTAAACCGAACGAGAAAGAGATTACTCCGCACACACCAGAAGAATCTCAAAGAATTAAAGACATTTTAGAGTCGGCTGTCACAGCTAGACAACACTATCTCCTTCACCAATTTGATTTCACGGAGACTGATATTCTGAACGCTGATCCAAGTTTAGATATTGACGGATCTCCCGTTTCGTACAGCCACCTAATCAGGTTGAAACACGAAAACCTGGCCTACAACGGCCCCTCAAATGAACGAGGAGCTGCTTACGGAGACAACAGACCTGGTAGAGATTCTACAGAACATAAGGACCCAATATTTGCGGATCCTGACTGGGGAGGGACTCGTGTAACAGTAAACGGTAAAGAAAAGTCTTGGAATGAGGCATATAAGGAAATAGCGGAGAGGCAAAGAAAAGGCGAAGCCACAGAAGAGGACGCTGAGATTTTAGCTAATCTAGAAGCCCAACGTAATAAATTTACCCGTGGAAGAGACTTTTCAGGTACTACAAGTGGGAAGCTTTTTGGAGAGGTGATTGACGCTCTTAATAGGATCAAAGAGGAAAAGGGCGGATTAACCGAAGAGGAGATTGATTTTGTTGAGTACGACCCTCGAATGGATAGGTCGTACAACCTTGCCTTGAGGTTGAGACAAGCAATTACTCGAGGAGATAAAAGACTGCCTAAATCAGTAACCACAGTAAGAATAAACAGAGGAGGAAAGTGGATTGTCGAGACTGACATAGAAAAAATCTTACAAGACGAAGATCTTAAAGCGCAGTGGTTTAAAGATAACGCTTTTTTAGCAAAAGATTTTGTACATCACTTTGACAATCTAGCCCACAAATCCGACCCAGTTATTAGTGCAACAAATTCAATTGAAGACAACAACATGGTTAAAAACATGTTTCATAGGCAGGCACTGGAGGAGGCGAAAGACATCTCTGAAATAGCTAAGCGAGGATACACAAAAGAGGTTTCCGCTGGAGAGATGTCCTCAATCCAGAAAGATTTAGCATTAGCCCAGCCAAACGCCTCAGGCATTGAGGGACTCGTTAATCTTCAAAAAGAATTTAATAGCTTCGTAGAAAAGTTAAAGTCAAGTGGCGGTAGACTTGTTTACTCAGAAAATAAAATCCGAAATAACAGAAAACTATGGGTTAATCAGTACCCTATACTTGGCTTAGATATCCTTAAAGGAAAATTAAACACCCGCAAGGGAGAAGGGGGCGCATTTATAAACTCCGGAAAAGGGCACCGCATCCCCGTGCAAATGCTTTTAGAAGGTGATGAGTTTTTTATCAACGACCACGAAGGAAACCATCAAGTAATGTCTTTAACTCAAAGGTTTAAAGTTAAAGATGAGAATATGTTCAGACAAGCGATGGACTCAACCATCTCAACCGAAGAACGTATTAAAAGACTCAAGAAAGCTTTAAACGGAGTTAAGTTTAGACCAGAGACGCAAAATAAACGGGTGCTTGCTAAAGATAAAAGTTGGCAATCTAGAAAGGCTATTGATGAGGCGAACTTAGAATTAGCTGAGATGCGTGTAGGTCTAAATCAATACAAAGATATCCAAAAAAGAACAGCACCTCCAGGAAAAGAAGCTAAAAAAGAACACCGAGCAAACGTTAAAAAAGCTGTTCAAAAGGCAGAAGATAATATTAGAAAACTCGAGCTCGAAATTAAAAGCGCTCTTAATTTCTTAAAGACAGGTGAAGGCACGTTCTCATTAGGCGATACATACTCGCAGGATGGGCTTTTAATGGAGCACTCTATGGGAGGTTGGGGTATTGTCACAGATAATGAAATGACCCCAGCTTCAGATAAGGTTGCGGCAATTCTTGACAGATACTACTTGGACGAAGTTCATCAGATGGACCACTCCGCTGGAGCTTATGTTGATCGTTCTTCTGAAGTTCAAGATAATCAGAAATATGTTGAAACCCGCAAACCGTCAGCAAGACAACAACTATCATCGTTTACAGTCACCCCCCGACAAGTTGGGGACTTCTTAATGAAACACGGTTTAGGGGGTGCTAATAAAATAGCAGGCTCTCATTCTAAATGGCACGCGGAAACAGATGGCGGAATTCTTGGGTTAAAATATTTAGACGGCACGATTGACGAGATGTTAAACGACATGCAAAGCATTCCTGCCCGAAAAATCGAAAGATTAACCGAGCTGAAAAACAAAGCTAAGAATAAAGCTAAAATCGCACACATCGATAATCTCATAGCCCATCAGCTAAATATCCAAGAGTCATTTAAAAACACCTCTCCCGCAGATAGAGTTATGTTAGAGCATTTCTCCATGTTGATGGAGAATGTAAGTAAGGACAGTGTTGCAGACGGGTTGTTTAGCGAGAGCGATAAAAAGGTGGCACAGACAGTTTTTGAAGGAAAAGGAGACGCGATGTCTGTCGCTATAGCGCAGTCTGAGATTCCATATTCCGAAGCACGTATTGTAAATCTTGGCGTAATAGAAGAGACAAAAGATGGTAGGAAAATAAAAACCCCTATTCGCGGTTTATTGACTCCAGCTTTTAAAACCGCTCCTGACGCTGTTGAAAATAAAAAGATCGAACCTCGTAAAATAACTTACGAAACATACGAAGAGGAGGCTGGAAAAGGTAGGTCAATAAACGAAACCGTAAAAGTAGTAGACTCTACTGGAGTAGTTGAGAGCGCTAAGAAAATAAACCTTATCCCTATTTCTAGCAGATGGCCTGTCGACCCTTCGACAAACCAAAAGAAATCCGCTTATGTATACGACATTAAGATTTTAAGAACTGACCGCGACGTAGCTACCGCGGCCCATCTTTTAATTAAAGAAAAATTTGATAACAAGACCGCTGAGGTTAGGGATAGATTAGTTAAATTTGAAGAACTGCATGAGCAGTATATGTCTGAAATACAAGGTAGGGAAATTAGGGACGAAGACGGTAACCTTATTCAACACATACCAACCGGTGTAGGTCAGATGACCGAAGAGCAAATTCAGAAGCTTGCAGAGAAAAAGACAAACGCTCTAGCTATTAAGCAGAAGCAAGAAGATCTCGAAAATATGTTTTCTTCTGGAAACCCAGACATCGCCAGCTTAGCTGTAATTTTTGATTTCGATAATTTACTCCCTAAGAAAAAAGACAAGGACGGTAATGTAATTAAAACTCCCGAAGGAGCTGCGATTCGTGAAAAAGTAAAATATTCCTCCGCCCGCAAAGACACAGGTATTAATCTTCAAGAGGCTAAGTTAAGAGCTTTAGGACGTATGGTTGTTGAGTCTGGAGGAGTTAGGCATGACACCAAAAAAGATGTTAAAAAAGCTCAAGAGCAGACTGAATTAAACGCTAAAGAGTTAGTAAAAGGAGGCGACCAAAGTAATTTCACCGAATATAACCCTGACGACGCTGAGAGTTCAGAGGGAGCGTTCGCACAAACGAAAGACGACGATCTAGGCGCAGTCACCGATGAGGAGTTGGTACAATACCAGCAGTTTATCGACCCTGCATCTTTTGTAGACGAGGTGGATCTTGGAAACAGTGAAAGATGGATAGGCACTTCAATGTCTAAGTTTTTCACTCCAACATCGACTTTAAAGAAATTAGCTGCGCGAGCTACCCGAGGGTACTCTAATTGGGACTCAATAGTAAAAGGCGAAAAAGATCTTCCCAAAGATGGATTTTTGGCAAAACGAGCTAAGAGTGGGTATGTACGTTTTGTCGAGCAGTTTGCAGCGTTTGAATCTCTCCACCCCGAGGTCTCAAAAGCTTTCGGTATAGATAAGAATTCAGACGAAGCAGAAAGAATAAACGTCTATTCAGAGCTCTACAGTGTGATGGGTAAGACTGGAGATTTGATGGATCAATCTTCTCGCGAGCTAATCAACCCTATTGGAGACGCTATGTATGAAAGCAAGGTAGACCAGGAAAAACTAGGGAACTATCTTATCGCTTTAGTTGCGCCTCAGGTAAATAGGGCAGCGATGAATAATCACAACAGTACAAAAGGAAAAAAAGAAGACGCTCCTGTTGACGCCAACGGCAAACCTAACGGTTCTGGAATGACAGACGATGAGGCAAATGCCAGAGCACGGCAGTTAGAGGGTGATATAAATATCGCTAGATTTATCGCTCATAAAAATAAACCTATTAATAAGATTTTTGCGATACACCAAAAATCCCTACAGCTTGCTGCAGATTCAGGAATGATCGGAAAAGATCAGTACGATAAGATGTTAAGTGCAGCCAAAGATAAAGACGGAAATTTTAGAAGACTGCCTTTTAAAGGTATGTGGTGGCTTGAAGGAAATCAATGGGCCGAAGAGCATGAAATCTCTGATACTGTAGGAGGAGCCAGTCGCGCAAGTGGAAAAGGTTTAGATCAGTCCAGAAAGGCCGGACTAACCCCAGGAACTAAGGGCAGAAAAGAAGGCCAGTGGGCTGACCCGATGGCAATGCTCGAAAACACCATTCAGATGCACCAAGAGGCTGTGATTAGGTCTCAACGTCTTGGGCCTGCTAACATGCTTATCGATATCCACAATAAGCTTAAAGAAAGCTATGAGAAAGATAAGGACTCTTATCAAGGCCGGCTGTGGAATCAATTATTCATGGAGCCAGAGGACAAAGTAGATTTTGAGTATGCAGCAATAAAGGACGCAGAGGGTAAAGAGACGGGGCAGATGACTAAGGTTATAAAACCGGCAGAAATGAACGACACCCGTTTTACTTTTTACGGCAGAAAGGACGGTGAGCCGATCATGATTAAGTTTAATAATAAAACTCAGGAAGGAGCTGATCTTGCGGCCGCAGCCAAAAACCTAAACCACCAACAGATGACTAATTTCATGGAGGGGTTAAATTTCACGACCCAATTGATGGGTAAATTGGTGACCTCCTGGAATCCAGAGTTCTGGCTTAGAAACCCTGTTCGTGATACCAGCGCAGTGTTTTTTAATATGGGAGACAGCCCAGAAGGTAAAAAGGCAAGAAAAAGGATTTTAAGCCCTAAGAAGTTTTTTAAACAGACTAAAGCTATCGCGAAATACGAAAACTATTTAAACAAGCACGGAAGCGTTCACCCTGATATAGGGGACGGCCCAATTGATATAGCTAGGGTACATAGCGACCCAATGTATGCGTACCACCACATGAAAGCTCAGGGTGGAAAAACTGCGTTCTATGTTTTTAAACCTATAGCTGATCTCATGAAAGATATGGCTAAGATTTTAAAAGAAGGTCGTAGTGGAAAGGGCGCAGCCAAAGTAATTAGGGCTTTGGGCGAAACTATTGATATGATTAACGTATCTTTAGAAAACGCCTATCGCGTAAGAGTATTTGCTGAGATGTTGCATGACGGGGTTCATATAAAAAGAGCTGTAAGAGAAGCTCGTAACGCGACCGTAGACTTCAATAAGCGAGGCGTGAATAGTCGAGCTTTAGGGACTTTTCTTCTTTTCTCTAATCCCACAATACAAGGTTCAAAAAGAAGTATGCAGGCTTTTGCTAAGCGAGGACCAAAAGGAGCTGCACAGGCGGGTTTTGGAATTTTCTTAACATTTTTATCCTGGAGCACTATAGCCAGGGCTCTTTCTCAAAGAGACGACGATGAAGAAGATGACGGTTCTACATACTATGACGACCGTGGAAATATTAAAAACAGTTCTTCAATCGGCATCCCTCTAGATATGTTTTTCGAAAAGTCTACTGGTAGGCATTTTGATCTCCCTGTAGATTTCTCATGGACACCAATTGTCGGTTTAGCAGACTTAATATCAAAACAGTTGTTCTACCACGGCAGTGATAAACACGCCCCTAATTTGGTGGGCGATTTAGTAGATTACGTAGTCAACTCCTCTGTTGCAATAGCCCCTAACCCCGCCGATTTAGGTTTACCCATACTTGAACCTTTAAAAGATGTGTGGTTTAATAAAAAATCTTTTGGTGGTATGCCTATATATAATGAAGGGCCTAATTGGAACCCTGCGTCATCCCCTGAGGAGATGTCAACCAACAGAACTTCACAGGCCGCTAAAGCTCTTTCTAACTATATTAACAGAGCAGGCGGAGGTACAGAGAAGACACCAGGTAACTGGTTGCAGTTTATGGGCGGTTTCCTCGGGCTTACCGATATAGATTCTCAAACAGATCTGAAAGACCCAACCTTTAAAATGGGGTCTGGAGTATCTGCTCCCGTACTGTCGTACCTATTGAAAGAGTACACGAATGGTCTAGGAGAAGCAGGAGAAGATATGGCAAACTTACTGTTCTTCCCAGGAGACACATCTTCTAAGAAGTATCCTTTAGTCAATGCTTTATTAAAACCAAAAACTTCTGATTTCCCAACAGTTAGTAGATACTATGAAATGGAAGGAAGGGCCCGATCCATCGAGAACTTAATAAAACATTGGCAGAAAGCTGGGCAGTCAGCCAAAGTTAGAGATTATTACCGCCGTTTCCCAGAAGCCAGAAAGCTGATTACTGTAGTTAAAGCTGCCAAAAGAAACTTTGAGGGCATTAAACGCCAATCAAAGGCTCTAGATCAGAAAAACGTTGATGCCGCCACAAAAATGCAACGGTTGGATATTCTCCAAGAAAGGCGTATTAATACTATGAGACAAGCACTAGTAAAAGCGCACAAACACGGCGTACCTGTATGATGAAATCAACCAATTTAAAGTTAGACCAAAAACAAGAAGAAGACCTTCTTGAATACGCCTGCAAAAGGCTAGAGGAGCTCAAGACCGACAATAAAGAGCGAATCGAGGTCGATAGGGGAGGTTGGAATGTGTACAATAATGACAGAGATGATCGGTCTGGAGCAGACACGGTTTTCAGCCACTCTAATGTACCCATACCTTTAACTTCATTAGTTGTAGATCATTTTTTAGCTAGAGCAGAGGACGAGATAACTGGAACCTCTCCTTATTTTAAATTTGTACCTCAGGGGGCTGGCGACCAAACAACCTCCGAAATGTACGATAAATATTTTAATTGGAAAATTGAAAAGCAAGCTAGGACTAGGGAAAGGCTTGAAGAGGCTTATCTCCACATGTTCATCCAAAGAGCTGCGATCTTAAAAGTGACATACCACGAAGAGATCTCCGAGTGGGTGGAATATGACCGCAAAGCTTTGTTCAACAACCAAACCGGTGAGTTCGAAAACTCTATAGCGGGTCCAATCATACAAGGCAAATCAGAGTTTGCCCCAACTATGAGTCCTGAAGGCACTCCTACAATGGCTCTGACTGAAGATCCAAGTTTTGTACTCAACCCTCAAGCACATACATTTGAAGACTACCCATATCCTGTCCCAGCCCAAGAGGTGAAGTACTCAGGTCCAAGGTCTTTGATCGTAGATAGCGATCGATTCTTAGCTCCTTTGAATGTGGAACATTTAGAGGACGCAGATTTTATAGCTGAACTCTATGACAAAGATTTAAACTGGGTTAGAAACATGTTTCTTGAAAGGGAGTGGATGAGCTCAGAAGAAGCGTTCGAAAAGATGAAAAAAGACGCAAACCCAAGAACCGAATCCGATAAAAATGAGGAGTCTAAAGAAGACAAGTCTTTTGATAATTTAAAAAATCCTGTGTTTCAGGTCGTTGAATGTTGGATAAAGAGAGATGTTTTAGGGACTGGGACTCCTCAAGAGTTCTGCGTATTTATCGAGCCTGAGACTAAGACAGCTATTTACTATGAGTACATGGCAAAAATGACCCCTGACAACAGACTACCCTTCACCACTATCGCTATTGGTAGGGCAAAGAATCGTTGGTGGGGGCCGAGCTTACCTGAAAAGATTAACATTTACCAGGAGTTCGTAGATAAACAATTTAACAGCGAAGCTCATAGAAACGAGCTTTCAGCAAACCCTATAATAACGGTCAACCCACAAGCTCTTGAGGATGAGCCAGACGATATTGAAATCCACGCAGGGAAGATCTTTCAACTAAAAGATCAGAACCAACTAGCGGATTTTATTGAGTTCTCACAAATCCCATCCCAAGACGCGAAGACCCAAGAACTAATAGATTTTGTTTTTGGTATGGTTCAGCTTTGGTTAGGTGTTTCTAACATGGCCCAGGGAGACTACCAAGCATTAGCTCCCGCCAATACTGCGACCGGAGTTGAAGCTACGCTTAACGAGGCTTCCAAAATTGGTCGTCGATGGATGCGTAGAATTGTTAGAGGTTTAGAATCGCACCTGACAAAAATGGTTAAGTTAACCATGACAACTTTAGATCAAGAAGAGGTATTTGAATACAATGAAGGAGATGTCTCAGCGTTTGCCCAGATGTCACCAGACATGATTAAAGACCTCGAGGTTAACTGCATAGTCGTACTGTCTCAGGACCAAGGTCAAAGGGCGATGGAGAAAGCCAACCTGGCCCTTCAGACACAAGAAAGATATTTTAATTATCCTCCAGAGCTCAGATCTTTTACTAGACCTATGCTTAAGAGAATTCTTGACGCTATGGGTTATGAAAACTCTGACGAGTTACTTCCACAAGAAGCTCCACCTGACCCTATGCAACAAGCTGAGCAAGCTAAATTAATGGCTGACGCTCAAGGCGGAGGCGGAGGCGGAGGCGAAGGAAGCGCACCTCCCCCTAAAGACGGCATAGAGGGGCAGATGCAGGGCATGGGAAACAGTAACCCGCAAGGTCAAAACCAATATCAACAATCAACCCAACCTCAGTAGTGGCTAGTGATATAGTAATATTTGATAACCTCACCGAGATTAAAAGGATGCTGAATAGCGACCCTTTCAAGACCTTAGAAGAAGAGTATGACAAAGCGGTGGATGATTTACTCAATAAAATTTTGAGCAAGAATGTGTCTAATGAAGACGCAACAATTGCTCGTTGGAAAACCATAGCTCTTAAAGAAAACCACCCCAGGAAGATTTTAGACGGTCTTCTTAAGAGGGTGTCAAAAAATACTAAGAAGCGTTTCCCTGAAATGTACAGAGCATGATTAATAATTTAGAAGATAGGGTTTCACCGTATGACGACCAAATAGATGGGTTGTCCGATCGGCTTGATTTTTTTGCTGACCGAGTAATCCCTTACGGTAAGCCAGTAGTTGTGCCAGGACCTCCTGCTCCTCCAGTACCGAAAATACCTCGCAAACCTTGGGTATTTCCAGTTGCCCACACTCCAGGAGCAGTCACTTCACTATCTGTAGGGTCGCTACCTAAATCAGTTACTAGCTTGTCGGCCTCAGCAACCCCAGGGTCTGTTACCTCACCTACAGTTACTAAAAACCCAGACGCCCCCGTATCAATTTCCGTTGAATCTTCTCCTGGATCAGTGTCCGTTCAAGCAGGCTTTACGCCTGATGCTGTCCTAACCCCAACCGTAGAAGCCAGCCCGAACGCCCCATCAATTTCAGTACTTGCAAAACCTGTTGCTCCTTCAAATGTTGGCGCCTACATCGGTCCGCAAAGCGTTAGTACTATCATAGCTGAACACTCTCCGTCCTCTGCTACTGCAGTTACGGCAGATACCTATGAGTTCAATGATGCGTTTCTTGGTTATTGGTCTTTTGATTCAAACCCAACATCGCAAACAGATTATGTTGCGGTGCTCCACCCGTCAGCTTTTGCAGACGACATAACCGTTGGGAATTATCCTAATGGGTACGAGTATGAGATACTCAAAATCCGTGGATGGCACGACTCAAATAACGATGGTGTCGATGATACTATTGAGACGGATGACGGATTAATAGGCGGAATTGAAGCTGGTCAAATGTTTGACGCTTCAGATCGTGGTGTTGTGTTTGAGTTTATTAAACTCGCCTCAACTCCAACAGCTGAACAATACGATCTGTATCGTGGATCAGGCAGACCTCCAGCCCCTGTTGTTTCAATATCTTTAGAGAACACTCCTAACCCAGCATCAATATCTGTAGAGTCGACCCCTAACGTCCCAGTGAACATCACTTCTGGTGCGTTACCTAAAGCAACAACTTCTCTTTCTGTCACGCACACTCCAAACGCTACTACTAGCGTTACTGCTGTGCCGTACACGATCCCAGCGGCTCCTTCTCAGGTAACCGCGTTGATGTCTCCTGCTACTCCATCAAATATTTTTGCAAGTAATGTGAGCACAGTTCCTAGCGCTGTTAGTAATGTGACTGCTGGTCAAGTCCCTAGCGCTGCATCTAATGTCAACGCTGCCTCCACTCCTAAACGACCTTACGCAATTGGGGTAACTGGTCTAGGACCAAAAGCGGTCGTCGGTGTGACTGTGGGCTCAACGCCTTCATCTATTTCAAATATTTCTGTAGGCGCTTTCCCGAACGCGGTTAACACTCCTACCGTTAACTCCAGTCCTAACGCTCCCTCCGTAACTGCTGGGTCGCTCCCTAACGCTCCAAGTGTTGTAACCGTCGCAAGTTCTCCCTCATCAGTAAATAGCGTAACTTTAGCTACCTCCCCAGCAAGACCTTTCATACCAATCATATCTTCTAGCATAACCGGATTGCTCCCCATACCTCCTAGCGGTGTGAGCGCTGGCGTTGCTGCTGCTCCGCCTTCTGGTGTGGGTGCTGGGCCGACTACTTCTATCGCCCCTCCAGCAGTCCAAACTCCAATTGTGAGTAGTTCTCCAGCAGCGGTTCAAACTCCAACTGTGGGCAGCTCTCCAGCAGCGGTTCAAACTCCAACTGTGAGTAATGTTAGTTTTCCAGCGCCAGTTCAAACCCCCATTGTGAGTAGTTCTCCAGCGGCAGTTCAAACTCCAACTGTGAGCAGTTCTCCAGCGGCAGTTCAAACTCCAACTGTGAGCAGTTTTGCATCAATCTCAGCCCCCACCTCAATAGTAGCCTCTCAAAGAAAATTTATAGGCTCGTTTATGAGCAGCTCTATTGCATACACTGATGTGGTTAACACGGCTACAAACGCCGTTAAACTATATGCTTCAGGCCTAAACACCATACAGTATAGAATTTGTACTCAGGGGTATGAGCGACCATCGACCGGGAGTTGGTCTGGGCTCGATCCAGAGAGGATGGAGTTTAACACTTTGGCTAATAGGTTAGAAAACACTTCTGACTCAGCAGAGATTCCGGGTGGTATTGTCTACAATACGATTCATACCCATGGACTAAACGGGCCTGAAAATGGATATGAGATAGAAAACGTTATAGTTAATAGCAGTAAAGAATTAACAAATTTCGATCTATATCGAACCCCCAGCACTTCGTCTTATCCGTTCGGATTTACCGGTTCGAAATATCTATCGGGCGACCACGGTTTTGCTTATATCGGATCAGATATCGTAACTAAATATGACGGGTCTAATACCTTCTACCTACAGGCAAAAGGTTCAGGCGGGCCAGGACAGTTTACCGTTGTTAAACCACAAAGTTGGGTGTCTGGAGGTTACGAGACCAAACGAAACTCTATCGATTATTACAACGCTTCCTGGGTGGGGAGTTCTGCACTTACTACTACATACACAGGTAATACAAGCATTAGCAGCAATTCTTTTAATATCACTATTCCCGCAATGTTTGATAATCACACGAGCGATTGGTTTAGGGTTAGTATCTATTTTATGTCGGACTCCCAAACCTATAAGACTGATACATCTGCTTTAAGTTTTAAACTACAACAAACAACATGAAGATATTCGTAAACTGGACCGACAATTCTAATAACGAAACTGCTTTTGTTTTATCCAAAAGTACAAGTTCGAGCATGTCCAGCAAGACTCAATTTGCTCGCGTCGAATATGCAAATAATTCGTGGGCTGTTTCTGGATCAGGATCAAATCTAGCTTTAGTTTCAAAAGATGTCGGAGCTCCTTCAAACACGGGGGATGTTTTTGAAATATCATACGATGAACCTACCAACGGCGTCTTTTATTATGAGGTGGCTGTTGAATCAGTAGGAGGAGTTTTAAACTCCGACTCTTCGTCAATATCTGGCCCAACA